GCTTTGTATCGAACCTCCGGGGGGCTGTTGACGCTGCCAGATCCCTGGTTGGCGACAAGGAAGGAGAAGAGGAATGAGTAACAACGAACACTCACCTGGGCCCTGGAAAATAGAGGACCGCAGGGGTTGGGCTTCAGGGAGGCCGGGGGATGACGCCCACGTCGTGGACAAGGACGACGGTATGGTCGTCCACATCCCTCGCGGGGGCCCTGCCGGCAACGACCCCGCAGCCCAAGCAAACGCCAGACTCATAGTCGCCGCGCCTGAGATGTTGGCTGTACTGAGGGCGGTGAGGGCAAGCATATCGGACTCGCTTGTGTGCAACTGGCAGCCCGGAGATGACTTTCACGAAAGCCTGTCCGACGCGCTGGATGCGATTGACGCAACCATCAACAACGCAACCTCGGAGGAAGCATGAGAGAGCGAGCAGACGAGATCCTGACGGGGGGAACCCCAGAGGAGTTCACGGCAGCGTCCCTTGCTGACCTTGAGCGCATGACAGAAGGAGAAGAGGCATGAGAAACGTACCTGACGACTGGGACTGCTACTGGCACACATGCGGCGCCTGCGGGAAGCAGTTCCACGCAAGCGGGACGACAACGTGTGACTGCGAAGTGTGCGGGACATGCGGAGACGCGAACCCACCGGACAAGATGGAGGACGACACCTGTGTGTCATGTGTCGGGTCCTGCCTGTGGGCTTGGGATGGAACCGAGCTCGACAACCACCTCGTCAGCCTGCACCAGTGGACTGACGACGCATACGACTCAGACCTGGGCGAGACGGAAGTCATGCACAGGGTTGAGTTGCTAATAGCCGCACTCAAGACGGTGCATAAGCGCCTGAAGAGCGGCTTCTCGCCCAAGTAACGGGCACAACCAATAGGAAGGAGAACAGAGATGTTCAAGAACAAGAAGGAACAAACGAAGTACTGGATGGACTACGCCAAGAAGCACCTCGTCGGAAAGACGATCAAGGCTGTCAGTTGGATGACCGGGGACGAGGCTGTACACCTGGGCTGGGAGTACAGTCGACCCGTCGTCATTGAGTTCACTGACGGGTCGATGATCTTCCCCTCTGCGGACGACGAGGGTAACGACGGCGGGGCTCTGTTCGGCCAGTCGGCAGGCCACGAGGACCTCACCTTCCCCGTGAACGGAGGCTGAGATGGGTGCCGACATGCTGATCACATTCGCAAGAGTCCCAGAGAACGTGGACATCGACCTACTGAAAGGACGGGCCGAGTCGATATCGGAGGATGAACGCCTCTACGTGCTTGAGACGCTTGACTTCTGTAGCGACGACGAGCGGTCGGGCCAAGATCCCGTGGAGCTGCTCAAGGACGCCATTGACGAGGTCTTCTGTTCCCCCTCCAGGGAGCTGGCCGACGTTCACATCGACGGCAAGAGGTATCTAGTCACCGGAGGGCTCTCTTGGGGAGACCTCCCAACGGAGATATTCCAAAGCCTGAGCCTAATTCACCTAGTCACGGAAGGAGACTGACATGTTTACGTTTCACACAGACCCAGGACACGGGTGGCTCGAGGTCCCCAGGAAGATGCTCACCGAGTTGGGGATCGACGGCGAGATCACGGGCTACTCATACCAGAGAGGAGGCCTCGCCTACCTTGAGGAGGACTGCGATGCTGTCGCCTTCGTCAAGGCCTACCAGGACAAGCACGGCAAGCGTCCCGAGTTCGTGGAGATCCACAAGGAAGTGACGCCAATCCGGGGCTACCCGCGCTACCCAGCCAAGCCCTAAACCAACCAACAACCAGTGTGCCCATAGGGGTTGACATGGGTCAACCTCTGTGGCATACTATCGCCTAGGATAGGAGATTAGATATGGGTGCGAACATGTTCATAACGGAATCGGTCGGAAAGACCGCCAAGGAGGCCTTCGACAAGGCTGTCGAGCGAGCTCGGTACGACCACGGTCACGCCGGGTACACCGGGACCGTTGCCGAGAAGCACGACTTTGTCCTCATCGGCCTCCCCATCGACACAGACCCGGTCAAGTACGCGGAAGACCTGGTCAACAGCGACGACCCCCGCGTCGAAGACAAGTGGGGCCCCGCTGGCTGCGTCATGTACGGCATGGAGAAGGGAGGCGAAGGGAAGTACCTGTTCTTTGGATGGGCATCTAGCTAGACAACACCTCAGGAAGGAGAAAGCCATGAGGATTACTGACAGAGCGAGAGAAGTGCTCGGCCCCATCGGGGTCGACGTAGATGCAAGCAACCTACAACACCAGCTTCAGTTCACGAAGTCGGGCCGACTGCGAAAGCTGTTGGGCTCGAACTTGAAGGTGGAGAAAGGAAACAAGGAGGGGGTGCTGACTGCGATCATGCACCTGGCCCCGGCCTACGAGTCGGGGTTCAATACCTGTCCGTTCGCCACGAACTGTGCCTCGGTCTGTATCAATAAGACCGGACAACTAGTTACCAACACGGCTTACGTCTGTCGGGTATCGAAGACCGCCCTGTGGAAGTTGTTCCCCGATGTGTTCCTTGACCAGCTCCGCATGGAGTTGAACCAGCACATCTATCTGGCTGGGGTCAAGGGGATGAAGCCCGCGGTTCGGTTGAACGGGACGAGCGACGTTCCGTGGGAGAGGTCTGGGATTGTGGACGAGTTCCCCAACCTGACCTTCTACGACTACTCGAAGTGGCCGCTTGAATACAGGAAGGTGTCGTCGAACTACCACCTCACCTACAGCCTGAGCGAGGGCGAGTCGTCCATGCAGCACGCCCTCCAGTACCTGAGGGCTGGGTACAACGCTGCGGCGGTGTTTTCGTCCGAGGGTGGTACGACCAGGGCGGCGGCGAAGGCGGCTGTTCAGCGGCTGCTCGATGCCGGCGGGTGGATGGGTTACCCCGTCATCTCCGGCGACAACGACGACATTAGGTTTGACGATCCGCCGGGGCATTGGATCGCCTTGTACGCAAAAGGCCCCGCAACCAAGGACACCACCGGATTTGTCCGGCGTGTCGCATAAGAAGGAGGAGGGAGCTGACTGACATGGACAAGAACAACTACGACGAGCGGAGCGGCGACTGGCACACCGGGCCAGACGCAGCCGACTACGTCGAACTCAACCGAACATGGGCAATCAAGTGGATGAAAACCCTAGAGGAGAAGCGCCTCCTCATGGACGCCCTAAAGGTCTTCATCAAGTCTCTTGATGGCGACCTAGATGGCCTGTTGATAGCGAAGCTAAATGCACAGTCCGTGCTCAAAACACTGGAAGGAGAAGAGACATGACGACCCCAAGACAAAGCAAGGCCAGGCTCTACAAGCGGCTCTGGGACATCCTCCCCAACCCCCAACCCCCAACCCCAACTGGAGAGAACATGACCACTACCACCACCACCACCGAGGTGTCCGACGACCTCCTCTGGGGCATCTTTGTGACGGCCCTGGAAGGCGCCGTCGTCTCGGTCCAACTTGGACGGAGGGACTAGACCATGAGGACTGCATTCGACATGGCCCGCGAAGCTGCGGAGGAGCGCAACGGGCGACGCCATGACCCCCGCTACACGCTGGGCTCTGGCCCGGTTGAGGTGTATTGCGACAACGACGGGTCCTACCGCATCGTGGACGCCTGTGAGCGGACCATCGCCCTTGTCAAGTGCGACCGCACCGACCAGGACGACAACCAGCGCGGGCTCGCCATCGCCATCGCCATCCAGACCGCGCTGAACGCGGCCCAGGAGGAAGCATGACTGACCAGCCGTCGTGGAGTGAGATGACCGAGGAAGGCAGGAAACAAGCCGAAGGAATCTTCAACCTAGTAGAGGGGGGCGGATGGCCCCCAGGGAGTACTCATGAGGAGAGAAAAGGACGACCACCCGAGACCTGGTGCAGCGCGTGTGGAGGCTGCACTGCTTGCCAGTGCGAGTGCCTCTGCCCGTCCTGTCGGGTGCCCGGAGCAACCATGGGAGACGACGGGCTTTGCGTTGCCTGTGGCCCCGAAGTCGAGCTCGAACTGCAGCGACAGCACGAGGCCGACCATGGGCCGGGGAGAATGTAGTGGGAAGGATTGTCGATGAGAGGGAGAGGCTCCCGTTCCCAGAGCTTCTCTTGTTGCTGAAGTCGGGGCTCACGGTCTCTCACGAGACCGGTTCGCTGGCGATTATGTTCACTAAAACGATGTCCCGAGAACAGGCGTTTGTTGCCTGGGCTGGGTGTGTCGGTGGTCGGTTCGTTGCCCGAGAGGCAGGGCCGTCACCAAAAACTGCCAACTAGACGGCAAAGGAAGGAAAGACTGATGACTATTAACTCTGTTGACCGAAGCACTGTGAAGATGCTCCTTGATGAGGCGGAGGAGGCTCTGGGCCAAATCGCCATGAGGCACGGCATCGTCGTGTCTAGGAAGCACTGCACGTACTCCAGCACTGAGATCCCGGTGGCGTTCAAGTTCGTCGTCCCCGAGAGGGCCGAGGACGGAGAGGCTATCGACCCGAAGGAGACTGAGTTCCGGAAGCTCGCGCCTCGCTTCGGCCTCGAGCCGGATGACTACGGGAAGATGTTCAAGACCTTCAATGGCGTGTTCCGGGTCTGCGGCATCAAGCCGAGGGCGAGGAAGTACCCCGTGTTGGGTGAGAGCATCACCAACGGGAAGGTCTACAAGTTCCACCTGGACTCGGTGAAGACCGGACTCCAGAGGCAAAGCAACGGCTAGGCGGCTCACTCCCTCCGCCAGCCGTCACCTGAGCCGCCGATCATAACTCAAGGTGATGACTGGTATGCCTGCCGGTGCTGTCGGGATGGCAGCGTGGTGAACGGACGCCTGATTGAAGGTGGTCAAACCGGCACTTAACAACGAACCAGGAGAAGAGAAATGAAGACCATCATCCACGTCAACCAACACATCATCAAAGCGAACCGGAAGCACGGCAAGGCCGACCCGGTCCTGACCGTGAAGACCTACAAGTCAAACGACTACGGCCATGAGGCCATCGTCTACGACCGAGAAGGCAGGGAGGTGGCCCGAGTCATCTACCGACCGCACAAGCCACTGTCCTGTGGGGCCCACGTCTGGATTGAAACCCAGAACGAGGTCTCTGTAGTCCGCCACCCGGAAGAGGAAGACCTCGACCCGGACACCGACCGGTGGGCCGACGAAGACGCCCCGAAGGACCAGCTTGACTACGCCTGGAACGACCCATCCGCGCCATTCAAAAGCGCGGACTATTAGGAGGAAGCATGAGCAAGAAGAAGGAGGCGGAGGGTGTCTATCTAGCCGAGCTCGACGTCTACGGGTACTCCCTGACGGCGGTGGGCAGGACGAGGAACGAGGCCATCAGGGCAATTCGAGACTCGTACTACGAGGGCGCGAAGAAGGGATACGGGCTGCCGGAAGGGCGAAGCTTTAGTAGCTACGCAAAATACGCAGGACTTTACGTCCACCGCCTGCCGTTTGGCGAGTGTGAGTGGCTTTAGGAAGGAGCGGTACGTGAGAGATTCAACCGAAGCGAGGCGCTGCAAGGGGTGCGGCACCGAGTACTACACAACACACCCCGACGAGTGTGAAGAGTGCATTGAGTACGAGTACCAGGAGGTCGTCAGGTCTGGCGACTGTGACATAGCAAGGAAGGAGAAGAGAGATGAAAGTACTTGAACTGTTCGCCGGAGCTGGGGGCGCTGCCCTCGGACTCGAGGCTGCGGGGTGTGAGCACCTCGCCTGTGTGGAGTGGGACGAGGATGCCTGCTCCACGCTGCGGGCTGCGGGACTCCCTGCGGTCCAGGGGGATGTTCGTGACCTGTCCTTGTACGAGGGCATGGCACCAGACCTCCTGTGGTCGTCCTTCCCCTGCCAAGCGTGGTCTACCGCCGGCAAAAGGAAGGGGGCTCAGGACGACAGGAACATGTGGCCCGCCACCGTTGAGGTGGTTGATTTCCTCCGGCCCACTTGGTTCGTGGGAGAGAACGTGGTCGGACTCACCAACCACAAGGGCGCCTGCAAGCAGGGGAAGTGCTGCATCGGGACACCCCTCTGCCCGAATGCCTACTTCAATCAGGTGATCCTCCAAGACCTCCGTCGCCACTTCAGGTGGGTTGACTGGAAGGTCTTGGACAGCGCAAACTTCGGGGTTCCCCAGCGGAGGCGCAGGGTGTTCATCGTCGCCGGCCCCCACCCCATCGAGTGGCCCGAGCCGACACACAGCGACCCGGGGAAGGAGCGGGAGCTCTTCGACAAGAACCTCCTGCCCTGGAACACCGTGGGCCACGCCCTCGGGCTGACCGGCGAGCTCAGCGGTAGCAGGAACTCGAGCAACAACCCGAGACAAGAGAGGCCAGCGGGCACGGACGAGCCGGCGCCCACCATCGGGGGCAAAGGGAACCAGATGCTTCGGGTCATCGGGGGTGGAAGGAACCCGCAGACGCCCGAGCTCGCACACAAGAGGAACTACCGGGACCTGACGGACGAGCCGTGTACTACGATCCCAGCCGTGCAGATTGGGAACGGTGGCCCGTGGGTTGTTCTTCCTAGGTGGAGGAAGGGGGAGCACCCCGAACTCTTGGACAGGCCCAGCGCTCTCGTCAGTGCGACCGAGTACAAGGGGACCAACGGGAAAGAGAGCACGGGCTGGACGGCCCAGGGAGGGCCGGCAAGGGCCTCGGACACACTCTGGCTCGCAACTGGACGCAGAAGGCTGTCAGTGGCCGAGTGTGCTCGCCTCATGGACTTTCCTGGCGACCACCCCATCCAGGGAACGAAGACCAGCCAGTACCGACAGGTAGGAAATGCCGTTACGCCAATCGTGGCTCAGCGGATCGCAGAACAAATAATCAAAGCAGAGAAGGAGACCATCGCATGAGACCACCAGCTATCACCGACGAGATGAGGGAACTGTTCCTCGGGGATTACCAGAAGATTGGGAGCGTCACCGGCCTTGCTGCGAAGTGGGGAGTGGACCGGCGCACCGCCCGCAGTGCCCTAAGGAGGTTCGGCGCCAGCATCCTGACCAAGCCCCTGGGCGAGTACCACCCCAAGCTTGGAGTCTGGTCCGACGCCCGGGTGGCAGAGGACATGGGAGTCACGAAGCAGGCCGTCCACCAGGCCCGCCACCAGCGCGGACTTCCATCGGCCCTAGAAAGAGCAATGTCAATCCTAAACGAGGAGTAGTATCCTCCCCCCGCACCCGGCGCGGCTGCTCCCCCCCCACCCCCAAGCCACCGCGCCCCCGCAGGGGGACCTCGGCTGGATCCGTCTAGTCGAGGTCCCTCTTGCCTAGGGACTCCCAGGGGGTCGGGTCGCGGAACCACCCACCACCCGGACGCCAGAAGGCGATGCCCGTTCCGGCGGGACCGTGCCGGTTAGCTCGGACGAGGAGCTCCACTTGGCTGGGGCGAGCGAACCGCTCGTTGTAGTAGGACTCCCGGTAGACGAAGACGACAGCGTCTGCGTCCTGCTCGACACGGCCAGACCCGCGGATGTCGGACATAACCGGACGCTTGTCCGCCCTCTCCTCGCAACGACGGTTCACTTGGACGAGAAGGACGATGGGGATGCCGAGGTCCTCCGCAAGGTTCTTGAAACCCTTAGAGGCTCGTCCGATCTCCTCCTCCTCGGTCCTCGCGCCGGCCATCTCGAGCAACTGCAGGTAGTCAATCGCCGCAGCCCTGATGCCGTGCTTGCGGTGGGCGAAGCGGATGGAGGCCGAGACGTTTTGGAAGGAACGCGCCTTGTAGTCGAAGAACATCGGGACATCGAGCCACTCCCTGAACACCCGAGCAGTACCCTCCGCGAAGGCCTTGGGGTCTGTTGTCTTGATGTCTGCGCTTGAGGAGAGGATCCGCCTGGCGAGGGCATCCCTCCCCATCTCCGCAGAACAGAAGAGGGTCGGGCCGTACTTCCTAGAGATGTTCGCCATGATGGAGAGAGCGAGCTGGCTCTTCCCCATCTTCGGGCGACCCCCGATAACAACCAAGTGACCTGGGCCCGCTGCCACGAACCGATCAAGCGCATGGATGTCCCACGTCAGCTCATCGGACTCAGTCTCACCGTCGAGGACAGACTGTCTCCTCGCCGCCCAGTCCATGACGAGGCTCTCTGCTGTTTCTAGTTCGGACCCAACGCCAACCTCACCCGCAGAGTCACTCAGAGCCCCCTCTAGGAGGGCGTGAATGTCTGCCGCCGTGTTGTCTGGTGACTTGCCGGCCTCGAGGGCCAGCCGAGCTGCGTGGAGGATCTTCGCTCGACGGTGGCCGGCGATCACCCGGTCCACGTAACTGGGGACATGGTGGATGGAGCCACAGGCACCACTGAAACTGCTCAACCAGGAGAAGCCTCCGAACTTGACGATGTCCCGCTCGTGTCGCTCGTAGATCATCCCGACGTCTGGCTTGACCCCACCCTCAAGGCCGTCACGAAAGACCGCCCAGAGCAGCCTGTTACCCGGCTTCGAGAAGTGGTCCTCCCTCAACCCAAGGGACTCCGCTTCGTAGAAAACACGCTCACCGCCAAGGAACACCGCACCAACAAGAGCCCGCTCTGAAGACTCAGTACTGAATGAAAACATCTCTCCTACACCTTCCTCTTCATCAACCATTTGATCACCTTCGCCTCGATGTCAGGAGACGGAACCGGAAGGCCATACTCCTGCATGTAGTGGGTGAGGGTGCCCGGGTCCATGGCCCTGCCCCCCTGCTCGAACTCATCCTTGTACCTGATGGCAGCCTGAGCGTTCGCCTCAAGGTACGACTCCAGGGAAGTCGCCACCCCGGCCCACTCCAGGGCAGACTCGATCCTGCCCGGCAGTTTTGTGAAGGCGAGGATGTTGTTGAGCTTGTCGAGCTTCTTACTTCGCTGGAACGAGTAGTCCCTGCTCTCCTTCGCCCAGCGGACAACAAGACAAAGCTCGTCAGCGCTGTACTCCCCAAGAGCATCCTCCACCATCTCTCGCCAACTCTTGGGAGGAGCGTGCCTACTTCTAGGGTGATACTTTTTATATGTATTCCAGACTCTGCTAACAGAAGTACCAAGGTCTACATCCTTACCATTCAGACCACTAGAGACACTGTCTCCCTCCATACCTCCATCCCTCCAATGCCTACTTTGTTTGACATCGTGTCCAACAAAAGTTGTCAAAGTTTCTTGGGACACCTGCGGAAGTACGGATTTCCTTTCAGAATTAGGTACTTTCTGGTGCTTGGTGAAGTTTTCTACATCTACAAAACGCTTGCCGCCCACGGTGTAGGTCCGAATGCACCCGATCCCCTCGAGTTCCGCGGCCAGGGCCGGGATGTCGAGCTCGCGCTCATGGGGGAAGGCGTGGGCATGGACCTGCATTGGGATCCACCGGAAACGCCCCGACCTGTCCGCGAGCTGCAGCATCGCAACGAACAGCAGGCGAGCATGCGGAGTGCATGAAGCGAGGCCCTCATGGTGGAAGAACTCGGGCTTGATTGATCGGATTCGCGCCATCCCTACCCCCCGCAGCGCTAAGGACGAGCCGACCGGACGGTCGCGAGTTCCTCCTCAGTAAGCCAGTCATCGGTCTTCACTAGACCGTTGGTGGCTTCCTCGATAACCCGAGCAGCGGCAAGGCCAGGGCGACGGTTGCCCTGCAGCCACGAGTCCAGCGTGGCGACACCGACTTGGAGTCGGTCTGCAGCCTCTCGCCTTGTAATGCTCTCGCGAGAGGTCCACTCTCGCAAAAGTCCGGTTCCTGTTACTTTAATTATTGTCATTATGACCTCCAGACAAGGACTATAGGGGCATGACAGATGTAAGACAACAGCTTGACTTCATTTACAGGCAAATGTATTATCCGGGTGGCCCTCTTAGGAAGGAGGCACGCGATGAGGACGCCCACTTACTGCGACTTTTGCGACCACGAGACGGTGTCTGTCCGCTTGGACGGCACCTTTACCTGCGAATACTGCGGGGCAGAACATCTGCTCCAGGACTGGGAAGACTATGCGACCGATTACGCAATCAGAACTGGTGACTTACGGGAAGTGCCAGAGGCTACACAAGTACAAATACGTGGAGTTGCTGCGGCCTCCGGCAAAGTCGAGGGCCATGAGGCGGGGGACGGCCGCCCACCTGGGGATTGAACACCGAGACCCGAAGGCAGCCTCGGACTACATCCTCTCCTTTCAAGGCAAGGTGTTCGGGCAAGAGGCTCGGGACGAGCTTGCCATGGCCGCGGGCGTTGCCGAGGCCCTGGTGTCTGGAGCCCTAGAGCGCTGGAGTTACTGGCCGGCACGGCGGGAGGTTCAGTTCACTCTCCCCCTCATCAACCCGGAGACGGGCCGACCCTCAAGGAAACACCGCTTCTCTGGGGTGCTTGATGGGCTCGACGCGACGGCTGTCTACGAGTTCAAGACGACCTCAAGGCTCGACGCCAGTTACATCGACAGGCTCGACATCGACTTCCAGGTCTCGGCGTACCTAGAGGCTGCTTCAAGGCTGCTTGGGCGGTCGGTTCGGAAGGTGTTCTATGCCGTAGCCAAGTGGCCTGGAAGCAAGCAGAGGAAGGGCGAAACCCCGGAGCAGTACATCGGACGAATGAAGGAGGACTACCTAGACAGGCCTGACTTTTACTTCCACCACGAGATGGTTACTAGGACGGAGGAGCAGATGGAACTCTGGAGGCAAGAGGCCTGGGAGATCCACAAGCGAATCCTTGCAGTTGAGAATGGTGGCTTTGCCATCAGAAACACGGAAAGTTGCGTCGGCCGGTACGGTCGCTGCGCTTTCCTTGACCTTTGTTGCGGGGCAGTTACCCGCGACGCATACGAGACGGTCGATAGACCGCACCAAGAACTGAGAATGGAAGGAGCGACTCAATGAACACGGCAGCGAAACAAATCATAGTCATGCACCAAGGCCCCGACGGGGCGACAAGGGCCTGGGCAACTGGGCCCAAGGGCCAGCTCGAAAAGGTAAGACAGCGAGCGGCCAGACAACTCTGGACCTACCGACAGAAGAGGGCCTCCGTCGGAGATCCGCTTGCTACGGCAGAGTTTCTCGAGGTGATAGAGGATCTGGGCCAGGGCACAGAGGAGAAGGCATGAGCGCTGTTCAGATACCGACTGAGAGACACAAGCCACACAGGACGAAATCGTCCTACCTCTGGATGATCTACGGACCACCGAAGATTGGGAAGACCACTTGGGCAAACGGGTGGCCAATGGCCCTCTTCCTCGCAACCGAGCCCGGAACCGCAGCCATGGAAGCCGCGGACATGCAGATTGCCAACTGGACAGACTTCCGGAACGTCGTGATGGAGCTCAAGAAGAGCAAAGAAAAGCACCGCTGGGAAACCCTCGTCATCGACACGGTTGACAACCTCTACGAGTTCCTCGTGGACGATGTCTGCCGTGCCAACGGCTGGGATGACCTCGGTGATGCCGGCTACGGGAAGGGCTACAAACTCGCCCGAAGGAAGCTGACCAACGCGATTGCCACCGTTCGCGGCCTTGGCATGTCGGTCATCTTCATCAGCCACGAGCGAAGGGAGATTGAGGTAGACGAGCAGGGGAAGAGAAGCGGCGAGGTCCTCGTGACTTCGGCCCTCCCGGGCAGCGCCAGGAAGGTGCTCCACGGGGTGGTTGACTTCATCGTCCGAGCGGAGATGGACGAGGAGGGAAACCGGACCCTTCGTACCGCGCCCCACCGAGACGGGAAGGTTCAGATCGAGTGCGGCTCTCGGGGCGAACTCGGACGACCCCTTCCCCAACTACTTGAACTGAACTACGAGGCCCTTGAGGTCGCGTTTGAGAAGGCCTTTGAGGCCAAGACCAAGGAGACTGAAGAATGAGCATTACAGACATGTGGAACACCATCACCCCAAGACCCCCCAAATCTAGCGGTGGTGGAAGACGAGACCGGGATGAGATCCAGGACGGCGAGTACGTCGTGACGGTGACCTCGTTCGACTACTGGTTCTACGACGACGGAAAGCAGACCAAGGAGCGTTACAAGTGGGGCCTCGAGGTCGTCGATGGCCTGTGTAAGGGCAAGTACGTGGAGAAGTTCCAGACTGCGAGTGAGGTTGGCCTGAAGATCTTGGCCGAAGACCTCATGCTCCTCACGGGGGAGATGCCCTCGGTGGAGACGGTCTACGACAAGGGGACGAACCACGCCGGCTCAATCGTTTCCTCCCTTGTGGGGAAGAAGATCCGGATGCGCCAGAAGACCTCAGCCAGTGGATACCCGAACTTCTACTTCAACGAGGTCGTTGATGACGAGTTCAGTGGTGCGCCAGCAGCAGAGCTCAGCGATGACGACAACATCCCCTTCTAAACTGTACCTGGGCATGGACCCAGGGAAACAAGGCGCGGCCGTCCTCCTTCGGGGGGACGGCTCTCTTGCCTCATCCACTAAACTCCCGCACACAGGGAAGGACCTGGACCTGAGGGCGTTAAGTGACTGGCTCGAGAGCGCGTGTTGTGATGAAGGCTGCTCGTCAGACAGCATCAGTGCTGTTGTCGAGGCTCTTGGGAGTCGCCCAGCTCCTAAGATGGGAGCGAGCTCAGCCATCACCATGGGAAAGAACTGGGGACGACTGGACGGGTGGCTGTCCGGGCTGGGGTGTCGATACGACATCGTCCAGCCCAAGCGATGGCAGTCCGAAGTGTGCCCGGGGTCCGGTGACCCTAAGCCAAGGAGCATTGCCGCATGCAAACGGCTCGTTCCTGCTTTGGATCTCACACCAGGCCGCAAGACAAAACCAGACGACGGATTGGCAGACGCCTGCAATATCGCAGAGTACTGCCGAAGGACACTAGGAAGGAGTGACCAATGAGACGACTAAAACTACCGGAGGGGCACATCCCCAAGTGCATCTACTGCAGGGGGTCCATGCCCGCGTATGCCAAAGGAACCCCCCACGAGGGGCGGGGCCGCAGGGGAGAGGGGGCCTGGTGCTCGCTCGCTTGTTGTGAGGAGTGGGCCCGTCGGCAGTACTTTGGAGAATCAAAACCCCGGGGTAAGTCACACTCCCGGGGAGGGAAGGTCGGGTGAGTGATGAAAGACCTCATCCCCATCAGCGCGGCCCTCAAGATCCTCACCCTGTTCAGGGAACAGAGACTGACCACTGAGGAGCGCGAGAGGATAAACTCGGCCGTAGATCAGCTCAGCCGGGCGCAGGTAGACCCTGAGTACCGAGCATGGCTTCACATCCCGCTGAGAATGCGGAACATCCTGGAGAAGGCCGAATGATTAGGGGGCTACGCGATGTGCGAAAGGCAGCAAAGCTGATTGTCGAGCTGTCAAGCGGGGACTGTGAGCTTTGCGGCGACCCCATTGGGGAGAAGTACTGCGCCCCAGCGCAACTCCTCCCGAGGGAGTGGAAGGACGCGCTCTCTCTTGAGGTCAGATACCAAGTCTGTTGCGAGGACTGCTACCTTGCTATCGACGCTGTCATCAACTCAAGGAGAGCGCTGAACCAATGAAGATGTACTGCTTCAGGTTCCCGGTCGTTGGGTTCGGGGGCGACGAAGACGAGGCTTTTGACCAGGCCTGGACCCGCCTGATGTTCGACCCGGTGAGGGCGGTCAACGGCCACGAGATCGAGTGGGACGAGGTCTGCTCAGAGGACGCGGCCGTAGAGGAGCTCGCCAGGCTGCTCCTGTCTACTGGCTTTACTGAGGTCGGAAAAGCCTAGGAGACGACCATACTGCAGTTGAAGTTGGAGCCGGGAGAGCTGCCAGCAGCCGGGCCGTCCACCGTAGAGGCCATCACAGACAGGCCCGTGCTGAGCTTCAGCCCCTGGGCAATCGACCAGACGGCTCGGGTGCTCGCGGCGACCTTGATCATCAAGCTCGGCTCGGTCGTCCCGTAGGTCGGGCTCGCGCTGTCGTACAGCTTGAAGTAGGTGACTGCGCCGTTGGCAGCGTTGTCGAGGTCGAAGGTGTAAACCGTGGTCGAGGTGCTCAGGAAGTCGTTCAGTCCGGTGTTCTCGAGGTCAGTGACCTCGACCCCTCGGGCGGAGAATGGGCTTGTTACGCCGGAACTCTTTACTGCGATAGCCATGTCTTCTCCCTAGGTGCTTACGAGGATGTATGCGGTAACCGTCGAACTCGGCCCGGTTGCTGAGCCCGGGGTCGAGACAATAGCCCCGGTCAGGCCAGTTCCGTAGGCGGCGCCCTCGGGGCAGGCGTAGGTGATCCTGGTTGAGGCCGGTGCCATGAAGACGAACTCCTCGTCCGTTGTCCCGACCGTCGCTGAGCCTGCGTCATACAGGTTGAGGTACGAGGCCACGGAGTTCCCCGTGTTGTCGATCTCAACCATGATGAGGGTTCCAGATGTTCCGTCCATGTTCACCGCAGAGGCCGTCGTGGACGTCTCCGTGAGGGTGAACAGGGCAGAGCCAATTGGATCTCCCTGTTTTGCTGTGCTGACTGTGGCCATTACCTACTCCGAGTTCTGCTTGAAGGAGGAGCTGGGCGACGACCGCGTCGGCTGACCTTCTTCTTCTTCTTCACGTTCTTCTTCCCGTAAGCGGACTTGGGTGTGGTCTTCTTGTACTTGATCGGCATACTCACTCCCAGCCAATTCTACGTGGCTCTCTCGAGCCTGGCGATTCGCCGCTCGATTCTACGCCTAGCAGCCTTCGCCATGCGAGGACCGCGTTCCTCAAGGCGTCTTTTAAGTTTCTCTGCCTTCTCTTTCTTGCGCTTCATGGCTCGCTCGATGGCTCGGTAGATCCCGATTACAATCAGACTACCAAGGTAGAAGCCAAACCAATCCAATGCTTCGATCAGTTCGTTTGGAACATCAATAGCGTTATCGAGGCGGAAGGCCATCTCGGCTGCCAGCCGGCTATCGCGTTGGACCTGAGACAGAGATGTGAGTTCTGCCCCAATGTCCTCGGTGACCTCCTGGAGGAGGGCAGCCATTGGGCCATGGTGCTGCTCAACAAAGGCGGCGGCTTGCCTCTCTCTAGCTAGCCTCTTCTCACGATTCGTCGGCATTGCCTTGCTCCTTAATCGGCTCAGTCTTGGCTGGAATCATCGTCGTCCCCCAGAGGCTCCCCCGGCTCTCCACACTCAGGACACGTCAGGGGCCCGTCATACACGGCATCGCAGGCAACACAGGCCCGCTCCGTCTCCCCGCTCATCCCTCGCCTCCGCTGTCGTCATCGTCCGCGCTGCTGTCATCATCATCAAGTACGGCGCTGTCGTCGTCGTCATGAGCCGGTGGGTCGGCGTCAACTACGGGGGCAGGATCATCACCACCGCTGAGCCAGACACCGATGGCAGCGAGGATGGCCGTGAACACGGCAATGAGGGACCGTCTGAGTGCGGGTGTCATAGTGACTCCAGTCTATCGGTAGAAACTTTCAGGGGGTGTTTCGGGAATTTCGGCTGGATGCTGCCACTCAGGCGGGATACATGCACGGATTACCAGCAACACAACAACCAGCACCGCGATGCAGAGTAGCGCAATCGTGTCGTCTCTTGGTCCCCAGTCCACTAAGAAGTGACCTTTGCATACTCGCGCTCTAGGGCCGCTCCGTAATGCTCCACCTGACCAGGGCCGTTGTAATAACGAGCAAGCCTCTTCCAGTCCTTCTCACGAGCTGCCTTGAGAGCTCGACTGGAAGCCTTGAACCAAGACACCAGCAACTTGTACGAGACTTCGGTCGGGGAGGCATAGAAGTGGTCTACCCCGGACTCCGGGCTCCCGTACAGCTTGATCAGGTGCCCGCCCAGGACCTGGTAGAGGCCGAAGGAGGTGCTTTCGGTCGCTGCCTTGGGGTCGAGGGTGAATGCGCGCTCAAAGGCGTCCTTATCGCTCTCTGAGCGCGTCACGCTGTATCCGCGGGGACCGGGGGTGAAGGGGATCTGCTCCCTGAGGTCAGGCCTCGTCCGCAGAAAAACATGAGCCTCGAACCTAAGTGCCCTAGGTTTGCCCCCTGATTCTACGGCTTCGATAGTTTGGATTACATCAACGGGAATCCCGAGCTCGTTCGCCGCGTCAATCTGTGGCTGAGACGGGCCGTCGTCGTAGGCCCACCCGTCGTCCCGAGCTGCCTTGAGGGTGTTCCGCCCAGCGACTCCATCCTGCCCAAGTCCAGACGCTGCCTGGTAGGATTTGATCGCCCCGGCGGTGCGCGGACCCGCCACCCCGTCTGCCTCCCCCTCGGGGAGGAAGCCCATGCCAATCAGGAACTCCTGGAAGGACTTGACCTCATCGCCTCGAGAGCCGCTGCGGATGGTCACTAGTTTCCCCGAACGTCGTCCGCGAGCTTGTTGATGGACGTTGAGAGCGCTTCGATGGACTTCCCCAGCGACCGCGGGGTGTAGACTAAAGGGAGCCCATCTACGTCCTTTGCGCTCATGACCTCTGCCATCTTCTCGCAGTTGGCTGCGGTCCTCACCTGGGCTTCTCGAATCAGCTTGAGTTGGTCGTCAATTTCCCTGACGCACTCGGGGTCAGGGTCTGACGTAGCTGGCCTATCCTCTTCCTTTGACTTGAGGAAGGAGAAGACCTCGCGGAGGATGATGAGGATGAATATCCCCGCCGCGCTTAGCCCGCCTAGTCCGCCAAGGTCCTCCATCCCAGCCTCCCAGTCCCGTTACCCGTTTCCGGCAATCGAGCGGACGACGAAAGTGATCTTGCAAGTATGGGTTGCGCTACTGGCGTCCCCGGTCACGGTCCACCAGAGCCCGGAAAAGAAGGGGACGTTCACCTCTGCGCTGAGTGCCACAGCCGGACTGCTGAAGGTCAGGGTCTCGTTGAAAATCTCAGCGGTCCCCCCAGAGTCCGAAAACACCTTGAGGATGACCGCGCCTGCCGTGGCGCTCTTGACGATGCGAACGCCCCTTACTAGCCCGCGGCTGATCGGAGCGCCGCCCTGATCCACGGCGCTCGGGTTGGTGTTCGCCGCCTCCCCGCGAGCTGTTCCGTTCTGCAACGCAGCGCTCGTCTGCGTATCGACATTGATGTATACGGGAAGTGTAATTGCCATGCGAGTCCCCTGGCTTTCAGCCCCGCTCGTTAGGGGCAGTGGTTGTTGGTTATGCGTCCACTTCGTAGAAGCGAATCGCTGCAGTTCCTTCTCCGGCATTCTTCATGTAGACCGAGATGGAGCCACCAGGTGCGACGATGAACCGCGACCCTGAGGCGATGACCAGCGGGCCCCCGGTCCCCAGGAGGGTGGTCAGAACATAGGCCCCGCCAGTGATGCCGCCAATCCCGTGGTTGGCCTCGTCCCAGGCCCAGGCATTCACCCCAGTGGGGGCGGAGAGCGCTGTGGCTGTGTGTGACGACGTTGGCGTGATCGCCGTCTCGTCCGCAATCGTTCCCCTCACATGATTGAGGACGATTGAGCAGATCATCGAAGCAGAGCCACTCACGAGGACCTCGTCAATCACGATGTTCTTGTTGGACCCGGCCGTGTTCTCTAGGTACATGAGCACCCCACCCGTGCTCGTCATGGTCAGGCTGGGCAACGCTGAGGTTGTAGTGACCGTGTAGAGGCCGCCGCCCTCTGCGGCCTTCAGGGCCCCCTCGTCAAGGTCAACGGCGAGTCGGTTCCCTGAGGTTACCTTGGCAACGTAGCCCCGACCTGTTCCATCATTGATCTGCATAGTCAACGTCTCCTCTGAGATCTTCCCCCGAAAGCGCCTCGAGGTGCAATCGGATGTGTTTCAATTCATACAGGACTTCTTTTAGCAAGTCTTGCGCTGATAGGTCCGAGGTAAGTAGGCCGTCCTCTTTGAGGCGAGCTGTGGATAGCTTGGACCGGTTACCGTCCGGATCTTCCGCCTCAATGTCCCCGGTCACTCCAACCGAAAGGTTCGGTGAGATCCCCTGGATAATCGTTGGCTCAGGGGACTTGGCGTCCTGTGGTCGGCGGCGCTTGAATCGCTTGGGGTCAGCAGGCATGACTACTCTTCAGGCATTGCGGGTGACGGGACGCCAACGGGGAACCCCATGTCGGGGGCCATCGCCCCCGCCTTGCCAACAGCCCCGACATCCTCGATGGTTATGATCTGGTCTAAGATGCCCTGCTGAGCCTGCTCGCTCTCCCGATACATCATCAAGCCATCAATATCAGACTGGGTGAGCTCGGTGTTCTTCTTCAGGTATCTGCGGATGCCGGTCTGATCCATGTCGTACATCGCATCCCACAGGGCATCGTTGTAGCCGCGCCAGAAGTTCCGCCGCTCCTGCTCCTCGTTGAGGTCGTAGATCTTGATCCCCGTAAAGACCGGAAGGGCCCTGGTCCCCCAGGAGATCGGCACCGGGTCCACCCCGGTCAATCCAGTTGTCCCGAGGAGGTATCTCTCGGTAATCATCTTGTTGTACTCAGTAACCAGGCGCCACATTGGGAAGCTCTTGAGCATGGACAGCCGGTAAGTACCCAACGTTATGCTCTGAGTGGGGTTACCGTCCTTGTTGGTAAAGTGACCAACCTCCCACTTCGTTCCAGTCTGAATCTTGTTCCCCTCCTCGTCCCGCCGATAAGTGGGGACTTCCGCAAGACCAACAAACTCCCGGAACGGTGCCGGGAGGTAGAGGACGTCCCGTCCCGACCGGATGAACTTGGTTGGGGTGTTGTAGTACATCTCGTGGCCGAAGAAACGCGAGAGAATCTGGAACCCAGGGTGCGCCCTCGAGAGAATGTCCCCTGGCCTGAACATCGAGATGACGTCCTCCTCCGGGAGACCATACCTAGCGATGATCCGCCCCTTGCCCATGTTGGAGGCGAGGGTGAACTGGAGGTGCTCGGGGGTAAACAGGATGTCATCCTTCTCAGCGAACCCGCGCTCGCCCATCATCAGAACGTGCTGGAAGGCTGCATACCTCTTTGGCTCGTTCGCCAACAGGTAGGGCTGGAGGAGTCGGATGTTCTTTGACGTCCAGGTGTAGAAGGGGAAGAACCTTCTCATCCCGTACTTCTCAAACGGCGTGAGCTTGAAGTAGTTGAAGATCGTCGCGTCTACGATCTCCCGAGCGGCGTCGTCACTCAGGCCCTTGGCCTTTCCAGCGAACCAGCCAACAGCCTTCGCCTGCTCCTCAATCTTCACCCCAACCCCGGCGTGGACGACGAAGGCGGCATTAGCAGCAACGGCAGCCCCGGCACCACCGAGGAACCCATAGACCATGTTTCGGACGAGACGCTCGGGCCGGCTCTCGTCTTCGGCCAGTGGGGTGACGGCCCCGAAGATGCCTCCAACAAGGCCCGTGGCTAGGCCCACCTTAACTGACGGAGACCCGGCAATGCCCCGGGCAGCGCGCTCTGTCCTAGACACACTAGAGAGAGGCTTACCCCCGGCGGAGATTGAGTCTAGCCAGACGTCAAGGGCGGCCGAGATTGCGGTCTTGGTATTCGACCACATGCCGGGATTCGCCCTAACAACGCCCGCCAGGTCCTGACCGGGCTTAAAGGCACCTCGGGCTGCCTTCAGTGGCTCCTTCATGTACAGGTCGTAGATCGACCCCGGGGCGGCCCCGCCAATCCCTCCAGTCAAGATCCCAGCGAAGGCCTGGACGAGCTTCCTTCCCTCTGGGGTGTCGTCTGGGCCCATGTGGTACGCGACCGTCCCGCCCACGGCTGCCCCAATGCCCGTGGTCACGAGGGGGGCGCCCGGTCGGGCCGCGGGCTGGGCGAATCCGAGCTTTTCTGCAGCTCTACGCATTTCGCCCGACCTGTAGCCAGGACTAACCCACCCGGTCTTCATCCTCTTGAAGCCAAGTCGGATGTCCGATGGGTTCCAGTCGTCCATGAGGACGCCGACGTTCCTCATCTTCTCTTTCCACTCGCGGATGGTACGGATCTCTTTCGACTTGAGGCCGGTGACCGGGTCGTTGATGTTCAACGCAAAGGTCCTTGGGCCAGCCTTCCGGCCCAGCTTGATCTCAAGCTTTGTGATGTCATCGGGGGCCACCAAGAGCCACATCATCTCCATCTGGCGGACGGGATTGATCGCGCTAATCCCGTGGGCGAGGTATGTGCTGGCTATGTTTGACAGCGCATTCCTCCCGTGGAACGCGATTGCTGACACGGTGACCGCCGCTTTGAAAAAGTTGAGCGTGTCGTGGAAAGTGCCGCCAATCAACTCCTGGGCAATGCCGCCTCGTCGCCAGTCCGAGAGCCAGTCTGGCTTGTTCATGTGCTCAATGAACGTGGCGACCTCATCCGGCAAGTAGAGCTCGTTTGCCAAGACCTTGGCCTGCATGTCCACCAGGGGGTCTGATACGTCAATACCTTTCTCCCGGAAAAAGCCCATGACATCGTCAGCGGCCGTCTCTGGGAGTGAGTTGTTTAGGAGGGTGGTCACCTGGGCCTCGTAGGTCCTCCACCCCTCCCAGGCATTGGCCTCGAACACGCCGCGGACGTAACTGACAGAATCAACCTTCCGATACCCGGCCCTGGCCGCCTCGAGCTCAACAATCTCCCTGGCCGCGCCCGGAGTCTTCGGCATCTCCCCCGCGGCGTTCCGCAGGGTCTTCCACTGCCCACCCCGAAGCATGCCAACGAAGGTGTCCCCCTTTGGGAACTGCTTTGCCATGTCTCGGCCAAACCGCTGCATTGCAATGCCGGCCGAGATGGCGTCCCCGTAGTGCTTATGGCGGATGTGCAGTTGGTGCTCGTAGTAGCGGATCTTGTCGAGACCCTCCTCCTGGGCAAGGTGCAGCAGCTCGCCCTCGGGTGGGATGTCGAGGGAGTTCTCTCGGATGATCTTTTTGAGTTCATCGCCCGGCGGGACTTGCCCCGCTAGGCCTGGGTTTCTCTGCCTCCAGATCTGCTCCGCCTGAGCCTTTACGCGGAGCTCGAAGTTTGGATTCCTCTCCCGCCAAAGCATCTCGGCCATGCCAAGTTGGGTCCGCCGCTCCTTCTCGAGCAAGATCCCCTTTTCCGTTCGCTGGAGGAGTGGGGCCGCAGCCGTGGGGTCTTTGCCCGTCATCAGCTTGCTAAACTTCCTAAACCCACCCACGGTCATCATCTGGTGGGTGTAGCCCTCGATCTGCATCTTCTCGTACCACCAGGCCAAAGACCGGCCCTTCGGCAAGAGCCCCTCCGCCTTGAGCAACTCAAAGGCCATCTTCTGCATGTCCCGAACGGCCTGGACAGCGGTCTTTTGTGCTGGCGACAGGGCCTTGTATTCAGCCGGGTCGAAGGTTGGCCGGCGAAGGGCCCGAGCTGACTGCCTGACGTCTGCCAGGGACATCCCCTCAAGGGCCCCCAGGTAGTCGTCGACAGAGGTGGGGTCCAGTGCCTTGGTTGCCTTGGTTATGACTCCGTCGATGTTGTCGTGAAGCGAGCGGAGGGCTCGCAGCTCGTCAGCATCAGCCACCCCGAGGAGCTCCCTGACCGTCTGCCTGATGATTTGAGCTCGCCCGACCTCAGCGTCAATCATCCCAAGCACTGGGCGCTCAAGGATGTCTGGCCCCGGAACCCTCTCAAGGTCAGCCCCGCGAACGTCGCGGATGCCTGGGCGGTCAAATTGCCTACCCTCTTCCAGCGAAGGACGATACCTAGACAGCTTCTCCCGCATCTTGCGGAGTTTCCCTGCGGTTGGGCGGGGCTTGAGCTTGGCAGGCTTGGCGATGTCCTCGATGATCCCAGCGGCCGAGACGGGGGGAGCGACTGGGGGAGCGACGGCCGCGGGGGGAGGGGACATTACCTCCACATCAATAACGATCCTCTTTTTGCCCATTTTCCGCAGGGCTTCGAGGCGATGGATGCCATCGTTGACGCTGTGGAACGACCCGTCTGCGTTCAGGGCTACCCTTGGGGGGACAAGACCCTCCCCAAGTGAGGGGCCGAAGGATTTGCCCGATTCAATAAACTCAGTCGCCCTCCGAAGCTTCTCTGATGACAAGGCACCCTGCACGGGAATGTCGTCAATGTTTACTACGCGAGGCTCTATGTTCTCCAATCCTAAAAGAGCGCCCGGATCCTGACGCATCAGATCGTCTACGTCATGGTCCGCTCTTGCGAGTTCTTCACGCATCACTCGGGCGTTGTCTGCCCGCGACCTGTACCGCACACCATCGACCTCGGGCAATAGCCCAACCGGTTCGCCCAAGACATCGACGCGAGCCCCTGCTCCACGCATAGCCTCGTCAGCTGCTGCGGGGACGGGAGGGGCGGGCTCTTTGAAGTACGCGGGCTCTACCCTAGACGCGCGCCCAGCCCAAGGCCCTGAGCCCTCGTCAATGTAACCCTTGAGCCTTGCTATGGCCGCCCTCGCATCGTCAAACCGAAACTCTCCAAGGGCAATCGCCGCGTCATTGGCAAGCGACTGGACCTCGTTATACACGGGGAGCTTCTTATGCTCGTCTGCGTACCTTTGCCCAAGCCCCCTTAGGTCCAACTCGGCACCCGCTGGTGTCTGCGCCGCCCTTCTTTCGTAGCGAGCCAGGTCCTCGGGGGCGAGCCCGGCCCGGCCCCTTAGCTCCTTATACGAGGAAATGTTTGACGAAAGCTGCTCCAGCGCCTCCCTCTCAAAGCCGTAACCGCTAGTCAGCAGCCTGTCTGCCCTGTTGACCTTCTCGGCAACCGCCCCGTAGCCGCCAAGCGCCATCCCCCGCTCCATCTGGAGCGCAGAGGCGTCCGTCATCCGGTGAATGAGGTCGCCAATATGCTCGGCAGCGTAGTGGTACAGTTGCGAGAGTTGCGAACGACCGATGTCGTCCATGGCCCGTTCGGGTGCGCCCCGTTGCGTGGACGCAAGCCGGTCAAACGCTGCCACCTTCTCTCCATCCGAAGCACCCGGGGCTAGCTTGATGGCGCCCCCCTCTACGGCTGCGGGGGGAGGCGCTGCGGCTGCGGGGGTCGGCTTCGCGATGCCCTCGATGATCCCAGCAGCAGACACTGGCGGGGTGACCGGGGGCGCTGCGGCTGCGGGAGCGGGAGGTGCTTCTGCGCGACGGAGTAGGCGAATCAACGCTGGCTCAAGGAATCCGAGGTGGCCGTGCCCCTTGATCTTGACGCCCAGGATCGCCCCAGATGACGACAGCGTGGTGCCTGCAGAGAACCCCCCGCTAACAGTGAGAAACCGATAGCCTTCGGCTTCCATTGTCGGGACGCCAACCTTTGTCTTGATTTTGTTCCCCAGCCACCCCTCGAACCCAAGAAGATCCCCACGCCTTATCGCCGCCCGCAACTCCGGCAGCGTCGGGGGCCTGCGCTCAAGGTTCTGAAGCCCCCGGAATTCCCTCTCGGTCAGGCCCTCCCCCTTGCGAACCTTGTCCACGCCAGCCACCACTTCATCCGGCTCGAGCACGGGGAGCGCTCGTCCGCTCCATGCTGCAGTGGCCGGGGCCGGCTTCGCGACGCCCTCGACAACCTCTGCAGCAGACACTGGCGGGGTGACCGGGGGCGCTGCGGCTGCGGGGACGGGAGGGGCGTCTCCCCTGCCCGCCAACCAGCCCAGGTGGGGCTCAAAGTGAAACCCCTCCTTGAGTCCTTTGAACCCCTGGTCCCTTGCCTCCACAAGCGTGCGGAATCCGCCGTCAGTAATGGTATCCCCCATGTCAACGAGCACACGAGGAGGCGCGATGACTTCCCTCTGAATTCCCTCCCCCTTGCCCCACTTTGTCGGAACCTCAATCGAGTAGCCCCAACCCTTCAACGCTGGGTTCGCCCGGGTGTTGGCCATGGACTCAAACAGGACCTCAACGTCAACCACGGAGGGGTTCCCCCTGCTGTCGTAGATGATGGTCTGGGCGTCGTACTCATGGTGCCCCGGCCAGCTGTGTTCCCTCCCGCTCCTCTTCTTTGGCGCGCGCAACTTGGGCGCTGCCGGGGCGGCCTCTGCTGCTACGGCGGCTGCGGGGGGTGGTTCGGGGGCTGCGGCAGGGGCTGCGGCTGGAGCTGGGGGCTTCTCGACCTTCGGCTTTCCGGGGAGCTCGTAGTACTCGGGCTTGATTCGGAAGCCTCCGTCGTCGGTCTTGGTTACGATCCCACGCTCAACAAGATCCTCAAGGGCCTTCTTCAACTGGCCTGGGGTGAGGGTCTCCACTCCCGTGAGCGCCTTCACGGTCTGAAAAAGACTCCCCCTGCCCGTCCTGTTGAATGTGAGTCCGTGCTCGAGGAAGCCCTCCGGCGGTGGGATGCTGAGGTCCCGGAGTTCTGTGAGTTTCCCCTTGTTCCTTGCGATCATGTGCTCAGCAACCTTCTTGCTGAGTCCCCCGGATGGTAGTGGCGGGATGTCGGCCCTGGCGGCGGTCCTGGCTACGGGTCGGTACTGAATCCCCCTAGAAACGTGGTTCGTTACCCCCTGGAGGACGCTCATTCCAACGTCGGCCATGTCGACGGGCTCCCCAAGGGCCTCCACGAACCTGCCCATGGCCTCTGCCGCCTCCTCACTACCGTCCTTCGCCACCATTACGTCATAGGCGAGCTTGTGGAACTGTGCCCCGAGGGCCCTCCTTGTCACGTCCCTCTTCCAGTGCCCCTGGACAACCCGCTGGGCCTCCTGCTCTGTGATCATGTCGATGAGCTTCATCGGCACCCAGTTCGGGGCCTCCTTCGTTCCGCGGTTGACGTTCCACCCAAGGACTGTGGTGTCCACCCCAAACGCCCTCTGAATAACGTCCGTAACCGGACGGACCTGTTTTGGCGAAATCCTATGCTCGACCTGGGCCGCCATCCGGCCAGCCCCGTCAAAGACCTTGAACACGTTCCCGCTCGTCCTCTTCGGGAACATGCTGGCGGGCCTGAGTGGGTCGAACATCTCCGCCAACATGTGGTCTACAACCTCGTCTGGCGTTAGCTCCTTTGGAACCTTGAGCTTCTCTATCCTTTTCTCCAGGTCGCGAACCTTCTTGGCTTGGGCAGCCACCCTCTTCTTGTGCAGACGCGGCGCCTCGCCGGCACGCCGGCCCGCGCCCGCCTCCATGGGTGCCAGCTTGGCCTTTTCTGCATCAAGCTGGTCCTGGAGTCGAGCTGCCGTAGCCGCCTTCTCCTCGGGGATGACTGTGGCCTCTTCGGGAATTAGACCCCTTCTCTGTCGGACCTTCCGGGCGGCGCCCTTTCCATAGAGGAAATCACGAACAGCCTCTGCCCCGGGCGACCCCTTTCCTGCAGCCGCAATTCTGTCGACAACGGCCCCCACGGAGGGAATGGGGTCGTCCCCGTAGGTCACACGAACCTTTGTGCTGTCAAAGTTGGGGAGCCCCTCGTCGAAGTAGATGGCCTCGTCAAAGTCAATGTGTTTGACCCAGCGCCACGCAGGGTCATCCGGCCCCCGGAGGGTCTTCTTGATCTCCCTGGTCCCCCTCCCAAGGTTTTCTGGGGTGTACTTAGCCCCCACGCTGGCGAGGGCGGCTACGTCGTTGTAGGCCAGGTCCATACCATCAAAAACCAACCGCACGGCCGCGTCTTTTTCGGTCTGACTGACCTCTCTCCCGGCAGCAAGGGCGCGGCGCTCCATCTCCGCAACAACCTTCTGGCCCTGCCTTGCCTGCTGGGCTGTTCTCATCCGGTCGCCCTGGGGTGTGAAGAACGACCCGCCCGCTTTGATTTTCCCGGGCGCCCCGAGGAGCTTTCCGGTGGCAGCAATGACCCCCCCGTAGGGTGCCGCGAGGTCGGGGGCGATGATCTGGAACATGTTCGCCGTCCACATTCCGGCGAGGGGGTCGCCCGCTTCAATCTGCTTGAGGATGTCCTGCCTCTTGGACTTCGGAATAAACAACGCGGCAAGCGGATCCGGCGGCCCCTTGTAGTACTTGTTGTCAATCCCAATGGCGGTTCCGAGCCCCCACCACTGGGCGTCCACATGCGACATCCACCGCTGCTCTTCCTTTGAGATGTGGGCCATCATCGCCGGGTCGTCCGTCTTGATGGGGCTTCCTACGAGCTGTGCCGCAAGGCCACGGGACCGAATCTCGTGTGGCCCGGTCAACCTTTCCCCCTCCGCGATGATTCCCCCCCTCTCGATCTTCTGCCACGGGTGCGGGAGGTAGATGTTGAACCCGTAAGGATCCAGTGCGTTGGCGTCCCAGTAAGCCTTCCTGAGTTGCCATTTCAGGCCGCTCAGTCGGCCGTGGACATCCGCGTCGTACAGTCCCTCTATCCGGTTCTGTTCATCGATGATTGATAGGACCCGCTCGCCATCCTTGTCATAACGAACCCCGCCAATCTCGAGGAAGACCGGCTTTCTCGGGTCACCTGGGTGGAGCTTGTCGGCCCAGTCCTGACGCTCCTGCGGCTCCATCTGGAAGAAGTAGTCCAGGTCAGCAGACACCGAAACCGTCGAGTAAAACGGCCGGCTAAACCAGGACAGGACCTTTTCCGCCACGGTCGCCTTCTCCCACCCCGGCGTCAACTCCCCGGCCATAGGCGGCGTGAAGCCCTGGGCGATGAGGTCGTAGGCTTTTGGGTCGGGCATTTGTGTGTGGGCGTACTCGTTAACGAACCGAGCGAGCGCTATTGCCTCTACCTGCTCCTCTGGGATCCCAAGGGCCTCGGAGACCTTTTCCGACATGCCGAGGACCCGCTTGGTCATTTGGTAGTCTTTTTCCTTGTCGACAATGACGGCAGCCCGGTCCAGCTGCGCGATCAACTCCTGCGCTCGGCTCGCCCCCTCTTCGGTCGCAGGGTCAAACCACCCCGTCCGGTCCCCCCCCTCGATCTCGGCCAGGCGCTCCTCGCGGATCCGCAGCTCCTCAATCAGCCCCTCCCTTTCGAGGCCATCGCGGTAGGCCTTTCTCATCATTGCGGCCGGAGACGACACCCTGTCTGGGTGGTCCTCTGGAAGGTCCCAGTTCTCCCACTCCTGAAGGGCGGCTGGGCCCACGTCCTCCACGAGGCCAACAATGGCCTGCTCTTCGCTTGCGCTCATCCCGAGTTCCCGGAGTCGCTGCCACTCGTCGGCATCCCTGATCATGTGCTGCGCGCGAATGTCCTCTACCAGTTCCGCAGTCTCCTCCTTGTACTTGCGTTTTTCCTCGGGATCGTCCATCCCCGCGGCCCGCACCCGCCTGGACTGGAGCACGGTCTGCTGCGGGGTCTTGCTGGAAAGTAGCGGGCCGGCGTCCCACACCTCCGCCATCGGATCGTACCCAAGCCGGGCCTCCAACTCCTCGGGGCTCTCGGGGGCCACCTCCCCCGTGAAGAACCCCCCATACCTGGGAGGTGGCCCAGCGGGAGCGCCAACGTCCGAGCCGATGCGAAGGGCCGGAGACTCTGGCTCTGGGCCAAGGTGCCGCCCCGCATCCTGCTCCTCCTGACGAGCCCTTGCCGACTCGATCATCTGAGCAACTCTGGCTTCGATCTCGGCCTCAAGGTCTTCCGACACACCAGTGATCAGCGGGTCGATCTCGGAGGCGTCTGTGACGGGGGCATTGACTCCGGTTAGGGGCGGCGGCCCAGGGCCCTCAACTGCTGTGTCGTCCTCAAGGACGCCGCCAAAACGGCTGACCTGACCTACGTCCGCCGCCGCCGCCTCCGTGGGGACGCCCTCTTCCTCAAGGGCACCACCAAAACGACTAACCAGAGGGTCACCCTCAAGGGTTCCGCCGAACCGACTTGTGCCGCCGTCTGCCACGAATCACCTACTCCTTCGTCGCGTTCCTGTGGCTGCCGTCCTCTTGCACTTCGATGTACTTCGTGCCCGATGGCAGCGCGTTGTACTCCGCCTGAGTCTTCACAAGCGGACGCGCGTCGTCGCCGCCTGACTGTCCCGCCGCAGCGCCGAGCCACCCAATCAGATCGTCGATGTCGTCGTCACTCAGCTTCCGGGGTGTCTTTGTTCCGTATCGAAAGTGCATTTTCGCAAGCTCCTTGCGACCAGATCGGCCCTGGGCCTCCTGGCGAGCAATTACGCCCTCCGCGAATTCGAGATCGACCTGGTCCGCTGAAGCTTCGCGGCTCTTTGCCCTTCTCTGAGCATGAGCGTTCCCGATAAGGGTCTTAAGTTGCTCCCGCTCCGCAGAGCTCAGCGCCATCGCGTCAGCCCCCGCACTCTCCGCCTCCCACTTCTCCACGGCGAGCTCGTGCTCCGCCTCCTTGCGGAGGGCACTGTCAAAGTCGGGGTCCAGGGCCCTCGCCCGCGGCTCCAGCGCCTGCCACCTCTGCTGGGCCTTGGCAATCGCAGCGTTGTTGCCGTCCTGAAGGGCCCTATCAAGGTCCCTCTTCGCATCAATCGCCGCACTAATAACCCCGGTCTTTGCCGCGGTGCCCGCTGTCTTTTGCCTCGCCTCTTCTTCTTGCAAGTGGCGACCGCCTGCTGGCGTCCCAAGGAGGACACCCTTCCCGCGCCAAGACTCCACCTGTGATTCGGTGGGCCGGAATGGGGCCCGCAGTTCCTCTATCACCCCCTCATCCCACATGTCGGGATGACTCGGCGGCTCGCCCTGAAGGATCCGAATCTCGTCGGCAATCCGCAGCTTCTTACTGATGTCGGCGGTGTTTTGCCACTGGGCCTGAAGGATCTCGACCCGCTCTTCCGAGGCCTCCGCCACGAACCGGCTGGCCTGCTGCTCGGCGTAAGCGTCCGCTGACTCCTCCCGGACCTTCTGCCTATCTCTGAGGTTGGAGAGGCCGACGATGTTGCCAATGTGAGCAATGTCACGCGCCTGCTTCCGGCTAACGACCTTTTCGGCAATCGGCTTGGTGTCGTCGTGCGACATCTGCTCCGCAAGGTGTCTGACGTAGGCGTCCTTCTTCCCTCGAAAGGTCTTGTCTCCACGGAGCATCGTGTAGGTTCTCTCCACGAAGTCCTTTCGGACAGCCTCCGAGTGCGCGTACTCCTGGTTCATCGCCTCAGCGAGGCGCTCAGCACCAACCTCGTCGCCTTCTTCCCGAAGGCCCTGGAGATAGGCGGCTACGTCGTTGTATGCAGTCCTAAGGTCTCCCTGCCCCCGCTTGAAGGGGCGACGGCCCTGGAGCTCGGCGTAGACGTCCTTACCCATTGGGCCAGTTAGGATGTCAACGAACTCGACCATGCTGTTGGGGGTCGCCCCGCCCAACTGCTCTAGGACGTCCGGGCGCTTCAGCTCTCTGGCCTCAATCTGGGCGCTTACAGCCTCAACGAGGCGGTCTGCCCCTACCCCACTAGCCCTCGGACCAACCTTCCCCGTAGCCCCCCTGTCGCGGCGGATCTTGGCAAGTCGCTCGGCCTTTGTCGGGGCTGGGCCAGCTCTTTCTGCGGCCCTCTCGGTCTCGGTGTCGACAATGTCCTGTAGTGAGGTGCCGCGCTTCCTTCCGGGGCGGACCTCCCTCCTCGCCTTCTTGTGCGCTCGGGCAATGCGGCGAGCAGACTCTCGTTCGGAAATCACCGGCTCAACAGCATGCTCGCCCTCGGGCTCCCCGAGCCCAGGGGCCCAGGTCGTTGGTTTATGCAAGACCCCAAGGCCAGCCAGGATGTCTTCTGTCTTGGACCCCGAGTATGGCGGGGCCTCTCGCGTCCCCGGGAGATCTTCCGGGGGCTCCTCGGACGGCTCACCGTAGCCGGGTAAGCCAAAATACTCAGGGAGGACTGTCGGGGGGAGTTCTCCTTCAGCGAGCCCCGCGCTTTCGATTGTCGGGGTTCGTTCCCCGCCCGGGGCCACCCGGACTGTAGTGTCTAGGCCCTCCTCGCCCCTTGGTCCCCCCAGGAGCCGGTCAATCGCCGCTGTGGTTGCGGCGTCAATCCCCCTGCCCATGGCCTCTTCTCTGGCGAAATAATCTTCCGACGCCCGCCTAAGGGCACCCTCCTCCGCTTGGGCGGCAGTGACTGGGCGACCTTGGGCCTGCCGAAGAGCAGCCTCCGCCAAGGCGGGCGCGTGAGCCCCGAGGAGCGCGCCAGTGGGGGCCAAGCCCCCCGTGGCCACTGGGACTGGGGTCTTTGCTTGCTCGAGTTCCCTCTCTGTTTCGAGGTATCGGCGGAGTGCCTCGGCGTCCTGGGCCCGACTCTCCTCCGTCTCACCGAAGGTTGGGGCAAAGGTTCGCGGGGACCAACCGCCTGCCTCGCCAACCCCTCCTGTCCGAGGGAGGCCCGTTGCTGGATCGATATAGCCGTATGGGGTGCCGGCCCCACCGCCACCACCGCCACCACCACCGCCGCCGCCGCCGCCAGCGCGACCGCCGGCCCCGCGGGCCTGAGCCTCGCTTCTCGCAGCAGCCTGGAGCATTTCGAGTCGCTCTTGGATGCGCTTCTGCTCCGCGAACTTCTCTTCCTGCAGGGCCAGTTCCCTCGCCTGACGCTCGTGAGCAAGCATCTGTCCCGGGATCTGGGACAGGGGGATCAGGGCGTTCGCCTCCATCAACTCCCCAGAAAGAGAACTTCCTGGGTAGTACTCGTAACCACCTCGCCGTCGAGCCATAACGAACTCCTATCCCGAAAAACTATCCATAGAGTCCGCCGTAGCCGTAGAGCCCATAACCGGACCCTCCGCCAAACAGCGGCCGACTCCCTCCAGAGACCCCCTCCGCCCTCCTTCTTTGGGCCGCGTCCACCCCCATGCCGAGGGCCCCTGCTCCCCCAACGAGCCCGCTACCAATCGCCCCGATGCCGAGGCCCTCAAGGTCTGTCCCCTCTAGGCCCTTCTCGGAGAGCCCGCCTACGGCCTTAGCCCCCATGGATGCGATCTGAGCCAAGATGGCCTGCCTCTGCTTGCTCGCGCCCATCAGGCCAGCCTTCTCCTCCATGGCCGCGCCCTCTCGAGCGGACTGCCTCTGCCCTTCACTTAGAAGGCTCTGCCGAACAGCCCTGCGAAATGCCGGCATCAAGGTCCCGCTGACCGCGTCACCGGCCATCCCGCCCAGTCGGTATCCAGCTCGCTTGCCGAGGTCCTTAACTGCGCCACGATGGCCCGTTGCCGCGCCCTGGAGGGCTGCGATCTCCCCCGCACGGCCAGCCTCGGCCATCCCCTTGTGCCTAAGCCACTCATCGGGGCTCATTCGGTTCTCGGGGCGGCGGCCCTCAATGCCCGCGGCAATGCCCTGCGCGGCAAGGCCAGAACCTGCCGCAATCAGGCTGGGGATAAGCGCGCCGAGGATCGGGATAGGCATAACTAAGCTCCTACCCCGGCCGGGGCGACAAAGCCACCGCCCTCCCACGGCTTAGCCTTTGCGATGTAGTCAGAGGCGATCCCAAAGGCGGAGGATCCGAGGTTTGCTGCAGCCTGGGCGCGCATGCCCTCAATGACTGCCCGCTTCTTCCGCCTAGCCGCCTCTGACGCGAGAGCTCGGGCGCCCTGCGCTGCCGCAAGCTGCTCGTTTGCGCGCCTAGCTGCGTCGAGGAAGGAGCTGTACATCCCTCCCGTGCGAAGCAGCCCAGCCCCTCCCATTCTGGAGTATCCCATGGGGCGCTGCCTAACGGACTCCCCAGCTCCATAGAGGCCCCCGGTCGCCCGCCCAAAAGCGACGTCCTCTGGAAAAATCCTAGGCTGTTCGGTCAGTGCCATGTCTTCCTCAGTCTATGCCGGTCTAACTGTCGACGCGACCGCGGAGGGCGTCGCCCTCTCGGTGTTTGTCATCGTATTCTATTCCGGTTTGTGTTGGGCCGTAGTCTGCGACCACAACAAGCTCGGTGTCTTTGATTACTAGGGCTGGGTCGCCAGAGTCTGTCGCCAGAAGCCCTGCTGTGTGCCTTATGTTGTGCCACCCGGCCTGCAGTAGCGTTGCCTCTGGGAGTCCGAGGTTCGGCATTGAGTAGTCAAACATTCGGAGGTCTTGCAGTGGCTTTGCTGTCGTCCCATCCATTGGCCTGATCTTCCAGGGAAGGAACACGCCCTTCGACACATCCGGCCTGTCGTATGAGGACCTAAGCCGGATGATCGCAGAAGCCTGAAGGTACTCGTCCCCCGGCTCCTTGTTCTCCCCCTCCCAATAGCCCGAGAAGGAGCCGTAGAAGTTCGCCAGTTGCCTAGTTGGGTTACGGTTTACGTTTGTCTTGAACAGGCTGTGCTTGGTTAGGCTTAGGTCTCTTGTGTTGTGTCTGTAGATCGCCGCCGAGAAGAAAACCATCACAGAGGCCGGGGCCCGGAGCCTGAAGCGAAGAGCCCCCCCTGGAATGTCTGCCCGGTTCTCGTTTCCTGTTGGCCAGCAAATCCAGGGATCGCCACTGGACCTCCTCCGGAAAACCTCCGTAAGTCCCCGCTTGCGGAAACTCTCCCCCCGAATTGAGGCGCCCTGGAAGTTCTCCCCGTGGAGCCCGGACTGGAACACCCCCTCGACAACATCCAGTGGGTTGTTCCATTGGTCCGCCTCCATCTCCCCGGCGGTGTCGAAGTTCGGTGGGTGGGTGAAGTTGATCAGGCTCATCGGTCAATCACAAACACAACAAGGTTCACCCGGGCGGGTCGGCCAACCGTAAATCCAGAATCCGGGCCACTGTGGGACATCTCAAAGTAAACCATGTGCTCTGTTCCGCTCTCAACCTGGTACGCCCAAACAATACCCCCTCCGCCAGTCGACTCGATGTTGTATCCGTGAGACAACTCCCACGCTCCCGCCTGGTTTCCGTTCGCGGTCGCCTGGGACCTAAGTCTTAGGTAGATCTGGCGGGGGGCGAGTGGGTAGTTTGTCGTATCGCTCGAGTCCCAGGACGCGCTCGCCATTACATAGACCGCGTTGTCCGGTCTTACGGGCACCGAGATCGACCCTATTGTCGTAAAGTGTGGGTGGTGCTGGGGGTAGCTAGACGGCTCAAGCCTTGCGTAAAGTCCGCCAATGTCCTTGTACTGACTCCCAGGTGCGGCGTGGTACTGGTCTAGGGAGTCCTTGTCCACGTTCACCCACGACAACCCATTGATGGCATCCTGGATGTCCCCAAGATTCTCCTTCACGTTGGTCGCACTCGAAGTGGCCCCGTCCTGGTCTCGGAAGTCTCTGGTGTAGGTGTAGACCGGCATTATCGGTACAGCCCGAACGCGAAGATGTTCGCTTGGTAAATGTCCAGCTTCCAGTCCGAGTCATTCAGCAACGAGCGAAACAACACGGTCGGTGAGAACTCAACCGGACCGGCCCGAACAAAGAAACAGCCGACCGTGGCAATTGAACACCCAACGGCATAGGCGTTTATCCCACCGACAGCCTCTGCTGGGGAGATGCCGTCTTGGCTGCTCCTTATTTTTAGGTGAAGATTCCCTCGCTGCTCAACGTCGTCCGGAACCCCTATCGCATCGGCGGTGTTAAACGGGCTTGCCAACATCTTCGCCATGGCCGCGTTCGCCTCATCGACCGTCCATGCGTCGTCAACGAAGTTGTCCCTAGCGGGATCGGTTATCTTTCCTGTCGCGTTGACCCTGGCAGATAGCGACACTCCCACGATCCACGGGGCGTCGCCACGAGAGACCGCCTTTAGTCGGAGGCCCTTTCTCCCAAGGTCGTACCAGGTCCCGTTGTCGCCGCGGTCAAACTGCTTAATCTGGCCCGACGAGACCACCTTCTCCTTGTACAGAAACTCGCCCTTCTCCCCGACAATGTCACTGATTCCGTTGTGGTCCGGATCAAAGGGGGGGACGATCAGGTCTCGGGCGACCGTGTCGGGGGCCACATTGCTCTGGTCGACAGACGAGAGGTGGCCTCGGATCCGCTGGAACTCCGTCCAGAGCTCATCCGGAACATCCGCATGGCCGCTCTTCGGATAACTGGACTTGCGGTAAAACAAAACTCAACCCCGGTGGTTTTCCATCGCGCGGATGGCGCGAAGTACGGTTGATGGTTTGTCGAGGGACACTAGCCCTCCAACGCCAAGCCGCTTCAGCACAAACCCCGCACGCTTGTCTAGCGAAAGCGACGACGGGGCTCCCACGTTCACGCGCTTCATGGCGACCTCGAGTCGCCTAACAAGCCGATCAGCTTCGCTGGCATCAGTCATCGCTGCCTCTCCGCACCCTTGCTGGCCCGCCAGAGGACAAACCCGTCTAGCTTGAACGGCTCGTCTTCGCTGCCGTTCTCAAACTCAATCTCAATCTCTCGACACACAACAGAGTTCGGAAAGACAAGTCTCTGGAAAAGTTGCTGCTCTCCGCTCCACGAAGACTTGCCCCAGGCCTTGTCTGCCCCGTTCCACCCCACCTTCTGGGTGAGGTCCGTGTTTTCCGTCTTCTGGGCCGAGGTGCCGCTTTGGTGGAGTTTGAATGTCCTCTCTCCTTCAGCGACGGGGTTGCGGTTCTTGTACCACCGCACCGTAAGCTCGTGGTCTCCTGCGTAGGGGAAGAAGACGTCAATGCCTGTGACCTCCATCTCCTCGACCGAGTTCCATCCGGTCTGGTTTGCGCTGTAAGGCCCAAACCGGATCTTCCCGGCGCACGCGCCAGCGGACACGGTGTCTCTCTTGCCCTTGATCACCCCGGGGGCAAACTCATAGGAGTACGAGTTGCCGAGACCCCAGATGACAAGGTCTGAGTTGCGGATAGGGTCGCCCTTCTTCTTGGGGGCTGTCTTCTTCCCGACCAGGGGACTTACGCCCCGCTCCGGCTCGTTTCTGTCTTTCCGCTTTAGCTTCTTCTCGTCGTGCTGGACGGCGAGGATGGCCTCCCCCTTGTAGTGGGTTGACGCTGTGATCTTCTGGCCCTTGATGATCGTAATCGCGTCGAGCTGGTAGTGATAGCAAATGACCGTGTCGTTCACAGAGTCCGGGCCAGACTGGAGCGAGATGAACAGGCGCCTCTCGCCCTCGTCCAGCCACGAAGTCGCCGTAGAGAGCCCGCCCTTGTAGACGTTCTTCCACCACCTGTTCAGGTCCGCAGACAGGGGCTTAATCGACCCCCCGTTGTACTGGTAGACCCCCTGGTGCCCAACAAAGACTAGGCGGTCATAGGCCATAATCGCCGCCCTTGGGGCAACGCTCCCGACAGACTCGTCTACCGGGGTTAGTACTGGGGTTCCGTCAGCAAGCGCCGTCACCTGCCAAATGGAGGTCTTCTTGAAGATGATCAGGGAGTCCTCAAAGGCAAAGAGGCCCGTGACCTCACTCCCGTCGTCACTGTTTACGTCGAGGAACTGAAGTCCCGAAGACATCTGCTCTGGGAGGTCCTGGTCGCTGTAAAAAACAAAGGCCGGGTTCTCTGGGGAGGCGTAGTATCCGCGCCCTCGGAAAAACGCCGCAAACCTTGCGGTTGGGGGCGGGGTCAAGCTCTCGTTAAGGACAGACCCGAGGGTCGCTGACTCGAGGGTGTCTTCGTGGTCGTAGGAAACCTTCTCGTTCACAGCCAGTTGTCGCCAGAAGTAGTACTCCCCGTCCCGAGCTCGCTTGTAGATGTTCCTCCAAACGATGTCAGCCTGGCTCGGCCGGTCTAGGCCGCTGATGTGGATCACCGCTCGGTGGGGGTTCCTTGTTAGTGGGGTGCCGCCCGACCCGTCGTTTGGCGGCTCGGGCTCCTCAATCCAGCAGTTCGGCCCCCCCGTCCGGGTGTCGTGGAACGAAGCGTTCTTGTACATCTCCCCCGTGACAGCGAACTCACCAGGCTCACTCGGCGGACCCTCAGCCCCACTGGCGCTAACGAACGTAGCCCGATACTGAAACTTTTGAACCACACTCCCCGCGTTTCCACGGTCACCCTCGCCAATGCCCACAAACTCGTCGTTGATTGAGAAGTCTGGGTTTAGTGGCTTGCTGTCGGGGTCCGGGGTGACCGATACAGCGCGCGGTGGGGCTGGGCGCTCATGGACACCAACCCTAGACGTATAGTCACCGTTCCACTTGATGTTCGCGTCAACGCCATTGACGATGAACAGGTAGCCAGCCCAGCTCGCAAAGTAGTCCCCACCGAGCTGGTCCTCTGGGTCCACCCGCCTGGCGGCGATGAACCGATCCCCTTCGGAGCCCCCGGAGTAGCGCTCGTCCCAAGGGCTCCCCTCCCCAATGTGCGGAAGGCCCTTATGCTCAAGACTGTCCCCGCGAACAACTAGCACCCGGCCAGCCCGGTACTTGTCCTTTGTCGCCCCACCATCCGTTAGGGGGTCGATGCTGAGGTCTGAGTAGTGCGGCTCCGCATCACCGCTGTCCCCAGAAAGAGAAACCACGAGCTCACGCGGACCGCCCCTTACCTGGAACGAGGTGATTGCGTTAATTCTGGTGTTGAGGAGGTGGTGGTTGAGCCAGTGCCAGTCCACTAGGTTCCGGACAGCCTTCGCCTTCTCTACGGTGCCAACCACCTGAAAGTAACAGCCGTCAACACTCCGGGCCTCTCCCCCAGCAACCCAAACCTGGTCAGACAGTCCTCCGGTGAGGACCGGGACCGCGCGAATCCCGGGGCCTTGGCCAATCCTAGCCACGCCAACCCCCTACGAGGTGCTCACGGTTCGCGGCCAGCGACCGTTTCCGACATGCTCCCCGTAAACGTCCGGATCTCCCCGCCCAATCTGAACAACCGTTCCGGGGTCAGAGTCTTCGTCCCGCTCCATGCGCTCAACCATCTCCATGGCAATCCCTCGCTTCTGCCCCGCCGCAGTGTGGTTCTCGCCTTCCCCAAGGGCGTAACTCTCCGCCAAGTCCAGAATGGCCGGCTGGAACTGAAGGGGCACCGCAGGGATGTCCGTATCCAGTACCATTTCTCTCGGAGCAACGAAGTAAGTCACATCGACAACGTACTCCTCGTCCGGGGGAGGCCAGAGCCTGATGTGCTCTGAGCCGCTTATCTCAATCGCCCTGGGGGCCACCGAGCCAATGTTGGTCCCCCGAGCAACCCCGCCGATGTCTAGGTCGACATGCTTGAACCCAAGGCCCGTGTCTGCGGTGATGTCCTGGAGTGTTGTTGTCGCAAAGTCCGACGTCACTCGGTGGTGGAAGAACTCCGAGCCATCAGCCTTTGTCCGGTAGATGGCTACCCCGAAGTCCGCTCGACGGACGTAGGAGATGTTGACTAGGTTTGCGGCCCCGGAGCTGATCGTGACCGACGCCTCTGGGGAGAACGGCCCGAGTTCCTGCGTCTTCGTGTTGAAGTAGCAGTACTTATACTTGTAGGCCCCAGAGGTCATGCTCCCGCCCGCAGTGGCGGTACTCGCGATAGTCGGGGCCGTGTCCGGGGCTGGGATCTGAGTGTGTCGCTCAACCGCGTAGTACTGCGGGTATGAGTCGTAGTCCCTGACGGTCAGGGCCTTCATGTGCTGCGGCAGAAGGCTCTGCTCGGGCACATGGTAGGTGAACCCGTTTCCGGTGCAGACAATCGCCTCGATGCCCGCTGTGCCCGCCGGGAGGGGGTACTCGTCCCAGTAGATCTTCCAGGCGTCCCGGTTCGTTGCCGTCGTCGTCGCGCCACCGTACATCGCCTCGAGATAGGCGTTCGTGGTTGCGTCGTGACTGGCTATCCGGTGGACCGTCCCGTCTGGGCAGGAGAGTCGAGCTCCCGAGCGGGTATGCAGCGTAGCCGGCGTCCCAGCTAGCGTGGTCATGTTCGCAACCGTTCGGCTGCCGTTGGTAAACGTGGCCCCAGTAGAGGTCCCTGTTCCCGCTGCAGACTCTGGGGTGTAGGTGCTGAACTGGTGCGTCCTACGCAGCCAGCTCCAAGTCTGACGACGACCACAGATGGTCAGATAGGCATCGTTGATGAAGTCCCCGAGGCGGGCTTCGTTTCCATCGAATCCGCGCCTTCTGCCCAGGCGCTGCTTGAGTGTTGCGAAGTCCACCTGAGCCTCCAGTTCGGGGGTCTAAGGGTGCGGGGCAAGTCAGGTCACCCCGCACCCCCAGAGATTACCCGAGTCTAGCGACCGGGAGGCGAATGCCGCAGAAAGACGGTGACCGTAACGGTCAGGCCAGACATGTCCTGGGGAGAACCGCCGCCAACGTCCGTAGCATCGAGGGAGAGCGTGTCATCCTTCTGAAGGAACACCGGCAGGGGCGTTGCCGCCTCCGGCCCACTTACGTCAAGTTTGATTGGCGCAAACTCTCGAAGGGTAACTCCCGCTGGAGTAAACGCCATTGCCGTCCCAAGCAGCGCCTGGTCCCGGTCCACGGACCCGTTCTTATTTGTGTCCTGCTTTGCCCGCAACTGAAACGACCAGTAGTCGGTGGCGTGAGTAGCAACATCGCCACCAGCCCAGGTGATGGATGCCGCCTCAACCTTCCAACTACCCACCAACGTGGAGGTGGGCGCCGTAAAGATCGGAACACTGTAGGTGCCGGTAGCCGGCGGGCTAAAGGAGACGCTCACGGGGACAAGGCCTACGCCATGGACTTGGTTTCCACCCTTGATGGCGTTCCAGATAGCGCGACCGAAGCCTGTAGGTGCAGTAGTAGTTCCCATTTCTCTCTCTCTTTCTCGACCTGGTTAGGTGGGGGGCCGAAACCCCCCACCCTCAGGCGTGTTGCCCGTCAGCGACTCTATGGCGACTGACGGGCGAGTTTGTTAGATGGTCGCGAAACCAGCCGGGTTGTTAAACACTTCGACCACGGCCAGTGCTGCCGTCGTCGAGCTAGCAGCAAGGGTCGTGGCTGTCGCGGCCGCTGGCGAGCCGTTGATCAACCTGGCGCGAACCAGCTTCGTATAGATGAAGCCGTTCGCCTCATTGGCAAGCGCACCCTCGTTGTCGTGAGCCGTCGAGACCGTCGTGGCAACGAACCCGAGGGCTCCAAGGTTGGTGGCAGACGCCCCAGCCCCGCGCTGAACGGTGCTGATGTTGAGCCACGCGCCGATCACCATTGGTGCCGAGTCGTGCGGATCGATATAAGCCACACACTCGCCAGCAACACAAACCGGACCCGTGTCACCAGACTTGATGCCATTTGCGGCAGTCACAACGCCGATGGTTGGGACCTCGGTGACCTCAGCATAGGGATCGATGGCCGAGGGGCCAGCGTCAGTGACCGCCCCGTTCTGGTCGATAGCAACAACCTCGCCAAACTTCAGATCAACGCCAGCGGCGTCACTTCCGACGACGTTATTGACGACTGAAATGATTCTACTTTTTCCGTTTCCAACAGACATTTCAGTGCTCCTTTCTAGGCGCTGTAAGCCCCGCCAGCGAAGTCAAAGCAACCCTGCTCGCGGAGATTGTTTACGGTAAGGATGCCGTGGAACTTGGTCTTGGAAATCCAAGCCCACTGTTCCTGCGCGAGGCGCCAGTCATCCATGAAGAAGTGAGCGTTGGGGTTAATCCAAAGCTTCATATTGCCCAGGTTGGTCTGGCCCTTGCTCTTGCCCTTGACGGGGTCGAGGTATCCAGGCTCAAAGTTGTGGCCCGAAGCGCCGCTCGGAGAGCCGCCCGTCAGGTTCAACATGAAGCCTTCACCACTGTTCTCAGTGATGTTGTAGTCGGGAATGACCTGAGCGCCCTTGAATCGGAGGCTAGTGAAGCCGGCGCTTCCCATGTCCTCGTCAACCAGGGCTCGCTCGGGACCACACCACTCCTCGTAGCCATCGTAGACAGCCGGATCGACCAGCATCACGTCAGGGCGACGTCCGAACTTGGCGCACTCTCGATAGAGCTTAGTCCAGGTCGGAATACCCTGCGTCATGAAGCCGCCGCCAATCGACTGGTACTGGTTGTGGTGGTAGGTCGCGTTCTTGGTGACGTTGCCAACCGTGCCGGTCTGAGTGGCTGGGGTAGCAAAGTCGATCATCCCGCGGATACCGTCGATGTCGCCACTCACGCTGCTTGCAGTGTGGAGTTGCTCCTCGATGTAGTTCCGCATTGTGATCGCGCACTGCGTGAGCTCGGCATCAAGAAGTTTGCCGATCTGACGCTTCGCGTTCTGGTTAAGGTCCACCTTGTCGCAAGCGACGACCGACTGGCAGGAGATCTGACCCCAGCTGTCCCAAATGAACGGCTTGGCGAACTCGCTGTCAGCGGTGTTCAGTACCTGGGATCCCTGGTAGGTCTGAACGTTAGGGTTTTCGGCGTGTACGAACGGAATCCGCGCGTAGGGTGCTGCTTCCAGATGGATAGCCCCCTTCTTATACATAAGGTACAAGAGAGGCGACTGCTCCAGGATAAGCCAAACAAGCTTTTCCCAGGAAGCGCCCCACGTCAGCGAAAATGCCTTCGTGTAGTCACTAAGTGTGGTTGAAAATGGAGCGCCCATTGTATCCTCGCAAGCCTAGCTAACTCAACCGACCGCCCAGCTCGGAATTCTGCCCCAACACCGCATCGAGGATTTCGTCCATGGACATAGTTGCCGTGGATCCTACGGGTGAAGAGGCCGTCCCGGCCTGAGTTGCTGGAGGAGCTGCTTCGGCTCTTCGCTTGGCATTGTCGATCAAACGGCCCTCATTGACCGCTCGAATGGCTCGTTCTCCCGCCAGAGACAAGGCTGCCCGATAGGCGTCCTCCGTCCCCGACGAGAGAAGCTTGGTGATAGTCGGGTCGTTCGAGTCCAAGATCTGGCGAACCTGACCCTGAACACGCTCGTCGCGGAACTCCCTGTACTGACCGCCCTTCATGTCCTCAAATATCGCATTCAAGCGGCTGGCCTCCCGGTGCGGAGCAAACGTCTCCGACACCGAATGAACCTGCTGCTTGAGTTGCTCAATCTCCTGCCTCAACGCAACTTCCTTCTCCGAAGAGCCGGGGTTTGCCTTGAGGCGGGCGTCCATCACCTCGAGTAGGGCACCAAAACCATCTCCATCTTGAGCTCTTGCGGTGAACCGCTCGCGCAGTTCGTCAACAGAGGGTCCAGTCTCCTGGTCGCTATTGTCGGCCCCACCATTCGGCCTTTGGCCTGCCTGTTGCGCCTGAAGCGCTAGGAAAGCCTGTTGGAGTTGGGTTTGGTTATCCTGCAGTCTGACCCTGTCAGACTCGTAATCCCGCCGCATGTCGGCAAGCTCTTGAGTCTTCTTGGTAAGGCCGGATTGCATCTCTCGGTAGATGGCGAGGTTTTCGGGCGCCAGTTCGAGGGGATTCCCCGACCAGAACGACCCTGAACCGTCTTCACCATCGCTCGAGCCATCGGTCCCACTAGCCTGCTCATCAGTCTGTGTGTCGATCTCCTCGGTGGCCACCGGGGAGTTATCGCCAACACCTACGTCTTCGCTGACTTCTGGGTTGTCGTTGCCAAGCTCTGGATTCACGGAATCTCCAGGTTGCGACTAAGTATTGAGTTGCTCCCGAACCAGTCGCTCAAGTTCGGGCCTCTTCGTTGTACTTGGAACTATAAGCCCCAATGACTTGGCTTGCGCTTTGAGGGCGGGCCAAGTCTTGGCGATAATCGTATCCCCTTCTACTACATCTGTGTCAACGGCTACTTGATTGTTTTCAGTGGGCTCGTCCGCCTGAGCTGCCCGCTTGGCAGCCCAGCGCTCCACAATCTCAGCTTGGGTGTATATCCGCGTACTGCTTGTTGACTTGCGCTTAGGCGCAACCCCGGCCTCAACCAAGCCATGCTTCTTCAAGATCGCCTTAGCCTCTGCCTTGGTCACGGTCTTGTTCACAAGGTGGTCTTCCGGGGCGTTCTCGTGGAACGTGTACTCGTCGCGATGAATCACCTGACTCCGGGCGTCTGCCATGAAGTCGTGACTGAGGGTTCCCCGCCTCTT